TCAGTCGCACCCAATCTGGACCCAGTAGGATCCCCAGTTAGCCCCAACTCCCGGTTCGTTCTCGAAGGTTGACAAGTGATCCTGCGTGCAGCGATATATCCCGGTTTGGTGGGTAACACATTGATTCACGAGGTAATGATTCCCTACTGCCCACCCCGGTGCGGACGGGGTACTGCCATTGGTGATAGTATAAGTAGTCAGCGGATACGGCCTCATTACAGACCAGTAGTACGTCCAGTTGGCGCCCACGCCGGGTTCGGTTGTTGGATCGGAAGTATGTCCGCTGATCGCCTGATAAATAATGCCATTGTGAACAACCTCGGCCCAGTTTTCGCTTTCCCACCCCTCATACCAAACCCCGGGCCGCCAGGCCGGAATCGCATCCGGAAGGACAATATGCATCTTCATACAATCAATCGGTACGGTTTCCGAACGTGCCGTCCATGAGTCCAAAAAAGCAAGCGGATAATTATTTGCATCCTGGAGTGTAATATCCATATTCATCTTGGGTGGCGGGGATGATGCAAGGTAAAATCGGATCATCAATTTCGTTGCGTACAGCCGCTCTTCTACATATTCATCGGTGTCACTCTGGCACTCGGCTTCAGAATCATAAAACCGTTTCTGGATCGGGGAGACGGTATAACAGACCCACCAATTACAGGTTCCGTAATACGCTTGACTTCCGACTGGACCGGCTGATAGATAATGGGTTCCATTCAGCATCGAATCCGAATACCCCACCAATTTCCACCATCGACTCGGATAGGATTGGTACTGGCAGAACCCGCTTTTGCCGCTGGTAAAGTTCTGGACGAGCAGCCGGATCAAATCCGGGACCTGCCCGATGCAGAACTCACAAGGCGTGCAGCATCCCCCCATCATTTCGTCAAAAGAAGCATAATCGGCAAACTCGATCACTGGAGAGAGCTTCCCGTCGATGATCTTGTCGCAGCCGTATAATGGTCCCGGGCAGGAATCGCCAGTGCCTGCGGTCAGCACCGGGAACCTGACTCCGGATTGTTTTTTCACGCATCCGGCCAACTCCTGAGCTGGATTGCAGGGATTAGTCCAATACGGGACCAGGCCCCCGGAAACGTTTTTATAGCAGCCGACGAAGGGATACATGATTTAGCTCGTACAGATGGAAACCGGGATGTTGGTCATGGTGATGGCCACCCAGATCCCGCTGACCTTCTGGGCCCAGACGGAAGAGAGACGATAATTGTCCAATTGCGATGCCGGATGGCAAAGGATTTGTACCGATCCATAGGGTCCATCCACCCAAAACCATCCTTGCCCGAGGATCTTGTGCGTGCCCTGCATGGGATTTTGGGAAAGGTCGGTCAGGAGGAAGCATTCGGGCTTGTCGCCGCCGCGGCCTCCAAACCGTACCACGGCCCACTTAACGCCTGTTCCAGCTTCCTTCCAGAGGATGCAGCAGGGGCCGCTTTCGGCACTGGCCAGGTAGGTCATTTCCTCATGGATGACGTCTGCATACGAATGGTATTCATTGGTAACATTGATTTGTACCGGGCAGGTGCCGCTGCACCAGGCGGCCCCGATGGTGCCGTTAGGGATGGGAGTGGCGCAGATGACGAATCGGCCTTCCCTGTGGTTCCACAAGTTGGGGGTATTTCCCCTTAAAACCACCTCATGCTGAAAGGCCTGCAAAGCATCCTGGGGATCAAAAACCACCCCATCGATACCCAGGATCTGGAAGCGGGCTACATCGGTGCCGCTATTGTTTTTGATCTTGACCCTTTCGGAAGCAGTCCCTCCGCCGGGTGGCGCTGCCACGTTGTGTTGCCTGCTTCGGAAGTCCAGGGCGGCCTCCACAAAGGCATTGTAGGCCGTTGCGGGGATTCGCAGCGGCTCGCCGCTATGGACTTTGTTGAGGGTTTGCGACATGGCAACTCCTATACATGCAGATCCGAAAAATCCCCAACCGGATAGACCTGTTCGATATGGACACTGTGGGGGCGTTTGATCAGCGAATAGGCATCATTATCGACGCCATCCAGGTACTGGACCCACAGGTATTCCCATCCCTTCTTGGCGATGCCGGTGATGTCCCCGATGGTAATCCCCGTCAGATTGGGACTGGCGGCGAACCGGTAGGTGATCTCCCAGTCGCCGCCGGCCCGCATGGAGCCGGCAGCGCCCAGGAACAGCACCTCTCCGGCCGCATAGCCGTTCCAGGAATCGTTGTTGACCCTGCCGGTCAAGTAAAACAGGGTCTGCTTGTAGGCGTCATCCACCTGGGAGTTGGACTCATAGTTGACCTCGCTGAAGTTGTAGATTGGGATCACGATATCCACGCCATCGACGCTGTTTTGGGAAACCCCGATGGCGCCCAGGAAGTTGGGAGGGGCATAGCCGGGCCTGCCGTACCGCTGGACGGTTGCCAGCGATTGGGTAATATGCTGGCTGCCGCCTCCGGTGTCGAACTGGTAGACCTTGATACCGGTCGCCTGTCGAGTGGGGCGCTGGTACTGGGCCTCCCCATACCACAGTTTGGGACCGACTGGAATAACCTTGTATTTCAGACGCGGCAGGCCGTCAAACAGGACAGGCGCTTCCGCTTCCAGGCCGGACAGGGCCTCTTCATGCTCCTCGGCGTTCTTGATGACATAGCGCAGGATCGCCCGAGGGCTGTCTCCCCGCTCGATATCCCTGGACTCAAATCGTTCCTCGACTGTAACCGTCATCTTGGCTCCTATGTAAACGTTGCCCCCTCTTCCGCATTTCGGGCGATGGTTTCGGTGTTTCGGGCGATGGCGGCGGTGTTGTCGGCGATCTTCTGGGTGATCCCGCCTGCCCCCAGGCCGGACAGGGCGGCGGCCGAAAACGTTCCTACGGAGCTGGCCGAGGCCATGTCCAGGGCCGCGCCTGCCATGCCCATGGCCCCCCGCAGCCGGGAGGCCCGTTCTTGCTGTTTGTCCTGCTCGGCTTTTTCGTCGGCCTGCTGCCCGGCCTTCTGGATTGCGTTTTTGAGATCTTCCTTGGCTTGGGCCAGCTCCTGGGCAATACTCTCTAATTCCTGATTGAGGGATTCTTCCAGGCCCTCTCTCCGCTGCCTGTCGGCGTCCGTGATCTCTCGCAGGCGGTCCTCGTGGTCCTGCCGGGCGGCATCCCGCATCTCCTGGCGTCTCTGCTCGACTTGTTTTTGTCGGGCCTCCAGATCCTGATTGATTTGGTCCATGCCTTCGTGGAAGCCCTCCTGCATCTGCCGCATGAACTCTTGGCTGTCCCAGTTTTCATCCATCAGGGACATCATCCAGTTGTAGACCTTGGCCAGGGCCATAGCCGTACCCTCAATGGCCTTCTTCCACCAGGAGACAAAGACGTTCCATGCCTTCACGGCTGCCGCTGACGCTTCTATGACCCCAACGACAATGGCGTTCTGGACAAACTCCCAGGCCGCTAAGGCTCCATAGAAGGCCCCATATGCCGTTTTGAGGAAGAAGGTCTTAAATTCCAGCCATTTGGTTTCTAAAAACGCCACGCCCTTGGCCCATTGTTCCTTGACGGCCAGCCAGGCGATCTTGGCCGCCAGGCCCAGGTCTCCGCTGGCATAGGCCGCCACGATCCCGCCCCAGGCGGCCAGGGCATCGGTTTTCAGGTCCAGGAATTTCTTCTGGAGGGCACGGAGGGCCTTTTGGCCGACCCCGCTGGTGACGACAAAGGCCGTGCCTAAGGCCGCCACCAGGACAGCCAGGAGCGTAAAGGGAGTTAAGAGGGCCAGGAGAATGGTCTTTATTCCTTTACATACACCAACAACGGCCCCTAAGACCGTCCGCAGGGTACTGAGGCCAAAGGCGATCAGTTTCAATGTCAGGCCCAGGCCGATCAGGGCCGTCCCTGCAACCAGCAGGGACGCGGCAAAGGCGCCCAGGACCACCACCAGCGCCCGGTGTTTGTCCGCCAACTCGGTGATTTTATTGCTGATGACGGCAAACAAGTCGGCTGCAATTGACAGGGGCTTCGACAGGGACCTTCCGATGGCCAGCCCTATGCCCTCCACCGCCGACCACATCCGCCGCAGGGCACCGCCCAGGCCGCTGTCCATGATCTTGGCCGTACGCTGGGCCGTGCCGGCGGCCTTGTCAATGGCCTCGATCAGCCTAATAAAAGTCTCGGTGGTCAGTTTGGAGCCCCCGGCAATGGCCCGCAGGCCGAAGATCTCATTGAAGATGCCGAGTTTTTCCACATCGCCCATGCCTTCGGTCGCCTTGCCCAGGTCAGCCATAATGTCGGCCAGGTTGCGGAAGTCCCCATTGGCATTGGAGACGGTCACACCCAACTGCTTGAGCTTGGTGCGGATGGAACTATCGGTCATCCGCAGCATGATGTTCTTGAGCGTCGTGCCCGCCATGGACCCCTTGATGCCCAGGTTGGCCAGGATGCCCAGGGATTTGGAGGCGTCCTCCAGAGACAGGCCAAACATGTCGGCGATCGGGGCGGTGTATTTCATGGACTCCCCCAGATCCGACAGCGTCTGGGCGGAGGCATTGGCCGTGGCCGTCAGGACATCAACTACCCGGGTCATTTCGGAGGCATCCAGGCCAAAGGCACGCATCGTGGCAGCGGCAATGTTGGTGGATTCCGCCAGGTCGGTCCCGGTCGCCCGGGACAGGTTCATGACCGAGGCGATGGAAGCGTCGATCTCCGTGGCGGCAAAGCCCGCCCGGCCCAGCTCTAACATGGCAGATCCCACCTGGGCGGCAGTAAAGGAGGTCGTCCGGCCCAGGAACTTGGCCTTCTCGGTGAGGAGGTCAAACTCCTGGCCGGTTGCCCCCGTGACGGCCTTGACCGACAGCATGACATCATCGAAGTCCTTATAGACCTTCGTGGAGATGGCAAAGGGGGAGATCGCCGCCGCCCCCAGGGCGGTCATCCGCATCCCGAGGTTCTGGACATTCCGGCCGAACTGGCGGAGTTTATGTTCCGCCTGCCGCAGCCCAGCTACAAACCGGCTGCTGTCGGCAAACAGCTCGACAAACGCCCGTCCGGCCCGGATGGCTCCTGCCTGTGCGGCCATTAGCTACGTTCACTCCAATTAAGATGTTCCGCTTGTCCGCGGATCAGTAATTTTGCCATAGTGGATTTCATTTTTTACTCGCGGGTATTTACTACCCTGAAGGGTATTCCTTTCCGATAAACGCCTCCCGAAGGAGGCCAAAGTTTTGTTTGGTCAGAACAATGACCCTGGATCTTCGGGCATAGGGATTAAAATCCTCCGGCTTGAAAGGACGTCCCTTTTTCGGGTCCCGGTTGACGTTGGCAATCAGGGCCATCAGGTTGCTGATCCGCCCCCAGCTGCTTTCTCCGTGTCCCTGGGCCATCCAGAGCAGCTCCCGCAGCGTCAGCGGTCCTGGGTTGATCCCGATGATCCCGGCGAGTTTGTAGATACACTCCCAAGGGCTTTCTCGATCTCGGTCTCCAGGTCCAGCAGGTCCAGGGTCCGTTCGATCCTGCGGACTGCCAGGTCGATCACCTCCTGCTGTTTGGCCACAGCCTTGGCCCGGTCGCTGCGGCCGCGTTTCCGGAAAAAATCAACCATCTCCTCATAGAAGCCGTTGCTGGCTGACAGGATCGCATCGCCGCCCAAAGACTGGCCAAACTGCTCATCCGTAATACCCGCCTGATCCAGCTGCGGCTTGCACAGGCAGTACAATAGATCACAGAACAGGATCTCATCGGTGCCGATCTGGGTTAATAGAGGAGGGTCGCCCTTTTCCGGTTCCAGGAGGTTTATATTTAAAAGATCCCGGCAGCGTTTGACGGCATCGATAGTCAGGGATAGAACCCATTTTTTGCCCGTGCTGTCGATAAATTCTTTCATAAGATAAAACCTTTCCAATTACGCCTTGGTGTACCACAATCCCCAGGCCGACAGTTTGGCGGTGACCTGGACGACAATGGCCTCTTCCAGCGGCTCGCTTCGACTGAAGTTGGTGATCGAGAAGTTCCCGCACGGGCCTTCCGCACCGGAGGCATCCGGATCTTCGCTGATGATCGCCAGGGAGATCTCCTGGTTATTGAGCCAGGCATTCTTGATGGCGGCAAACCCGGCATCGGAGGGCTTGAATACCATCTCAAACTCGACCGTGCATTCCTTGAGTGTGGCAGCGGTGGCCCGCCAGCCCTGATTGGCGCGCGTGGTCACATCCGCCTCGCCCGTCTCGTGATTAATTGTCACATCCCGAACATTAGTCAGTTCGGTCATCCCTCCGGCAGCAGCCGGATTAAGAGTAGATGGATCGGCCAGGGCGGGAGTCTGGTACTTGATGACCGCTTCCATTCCGAGTTTATACGTGGTTGCCATTGTAAATTCTCCTATTATCGAACAATACTATTGCGCCACAAATGGGGCAGTTGGGTTTTGGTCTTTTCGAAGGCCGGGTTCATATAGGGCCGCCGGGCGATCTGGATCTTTCGTTTTTCCTGCCCGATTTCCAGAAGGGTCGTTCCGCCATGTTCGAGGACCTCCGGAGCGCCGGTGTTCTTGGCATTCAGCTTGGCCGGGCCGATGACCACAGATTTTCGGGAGTCGTCATAGGAATAAAAGATAAACCGCTTCAAGAGTCCGGTGTGGCTCGAAGGTGGTTGACCCGGCAGCGAAGCCTTTTTCCGCTTGCGGATCGACCAGCGGGCGGTCTTTCGGACCAGGGCGCCAAACTGAGACAGGACCTGGCGGGTCCCCTTGTCCAGGGCACTGGTGACCGCGTTGCGGTCAAAAAACAACCGTTTTGTTTTTACAAATCCGTTCATTTTTCGGATTATCCTTTCATAATATAGGCCAGCGCAAAAAAAGGAGGCAGCGCTGACGATTCTCCATCCTCAGATGGATATTCTGTGGCCCCGCCGCCACTGAAACTTAAACTGTGAACATGAGTCGAGCCATATGCGGCAGCCCCTGATCCGCTCTGTACATTCATCGAACCGCTGACCGGCGCTCCGGATGACCCGCCGCCTGAAAAACTAAAGGTGTGCCGGTGTTTGTTCTTGCCCCCATACTGGGCCGGACCTCCCTGGATGGATGTGACCGCCGCGCCGACGTAATCGCCGCTTGCACAGACCACAAACCGATTCCGCAGATCCGGTGTGCCGTTTTGACCATTACACAGAAACCACCCGGAAGGAATCGTAGCAACCGTCCCGGACCACATGACAATGGTCCCGGAAGGTACGGACCCGCCCGATTGAGTTGGCGGCATGTATGGCATTACCAGGTCCCCCCAACCACGGTAACGGTATCGCCGGCGGTTCCCTTGATACGGATCTCGGCCAGGTTCACACGCTGGAAGATATGCCATTCCCCCGGCACCAGCGGCACATCCTGGCCGGTATCTCCCTGCAGATAGACCGGATGGCTATTGCCCGGTGGTGCTGACAGTGTAATGGTCGCCACCAGACGCTCGCTGGCCAGCGGCTGATACTGGGATGTAACAGAGATGATTCGAGCAATCAAGTTATTCATAGCAGGACCTCATAGATCCATCCGCAGCAAATCTCCTCAAGAAGCAGGCCAAACAGGATGATGCATAGTTTACGCATTGGGATTCTCCTTACGTGACTTTGTAGGTGACGGTGATCACGCTGGTAAATACCTTGTATTCAGCCAGGTGCTCCATCGAATAGATGGGTTTAATCTCCGTCTTGACGGCCGTCGTATGTTTGCCGGATTCATATTCGATGGGACTATTGTCCAGGCAAGCGGCGATCTCCAGGACCAGCTCCATCAAGGACTCGATGGCCGCATCCATGTCCTCGGCAGGCAGTTTCTGCTGGACGGCGATGTCGATTTCATACTGGCCGGAGCTCATGCCGCGAGCGATTTTTTCCAGGCCCAGGGAGACCGGCACGACCGTGACCTTCAGATCCCCCAGTTCCGTCAGGTCAAACAGGGGTTTGAGCAAAACCTGGCTTTTCAAGGGGATGCTGAAACTGGCCCCATTGAGAAGGGTTGAGATGGCATCAGCCATTTGTTTCGGGTTTATGATGGACATCATTTTCCTTTATGGAGTAGGTTTCTTGGCGGCCTGCTGCGACAGGATCAGCTGATCGATCTTGTCCTCGATCCTTGACTGGGACGACTCGATCCGCCGGAACTGCTCCCGCTCGTTTTCCATATGGACCTCAAAGGCGCTTTTGTCGACCTTGCGGGTCTCCAGAGACCCAAAGGCAAACAGCAGGATCGTCGTGGCCAGACCCAGGACGGTCAGGGTCAGTTTCTGCCAGGTATTTTCGGTCTTGTCGGTCATGGTGTCCTCATCAGGCAATCTTCTTGGTATGAATCCGAAACGTCATCTGGTACGGGTCGCTGTACCTCCAGCACCCCACTCCCGGCAGGTCCAGGACCTCATGGGCTCCCTGGCCTTCCACCACGATTTGGTCGCCATATTTGGGCTGGATGGACTGGTCCTGAATCACCAGATCGGCAGCCGTAATCAAAAAGTCGATGACCTCAGCGCCAACCGTGATCCCTTCGGACTCCTCCACCTGGTATTCGGTCTTACCAAACGTGGCCAGGACTGCCACTGAATCAGCACCGCGTTTATAGGTGACTTCCTGGGCCATGTGCCTTTGCCGCTGGCTTTCGAGGAACTCCAGTCCTTTTTGAAGAAGATCTGCCATTTACTGATCCAGTTTGATCCGCACGGTAGTGTCTGCGTCGGCAGCGGCCCGGATACATTTACCGAGCTTCTTGTTGGCCCCGGTCTCCGAGTCCGTCTTGGCCTGCTGGTCTGCCACATCCCAGTAACAGACCGCGCCTGCGGCGATCCCGGTACTGGTACCCGTGGCCTTGGGGAAGTCAAAGACCCCCTCAATCGCCAGGGCGCCCAGGCCGTTGGCGGCAATGTCACTCTTGGCAATGCCAATCAGGTCCCCCTGGACCACCACATCGCCCGCCGTTACGGCTGAGCCGGACGTATAGTCAATACTGATTCCATCTTGAACAAATCGTGCACTCATAATGGATCTCCTGTGCTAAGATTAGTGGTTATGCCTCGCCCTTCATGCGGATCGCCCCGCGGAAGTCCTGCTCCCGCACGCCGAAGTCGATATACCCGCGGAACTGAATCCCCAGCGTATTGAAGTCCGCATCGGTCTTCTCGACGGTGGGGCGGTCCACGCCGTTGAGGAAGGCCACCTCCAGGGCCGGCAGCCGGTTGGGATCAGCGAACAGATACCACGCCTTGCTGGAATATCCGGTAAAGGACGGGTTGCTCAGATAGGAACTGGAGACCACATCGAACTTGCCCACATGCGGATTGGCCTGGGGTTTGGGCTTGTTGGCCGTGGTCGTCTCATTGAGATTGACCGACTTCATCAGCTGCTCGGCAATGACCTTCAGGGCGATGGGCACCAGCAGGATCGTAGGCCCGATCCCCAAAGGACGGCCGTTGGGCTTGGTCTGCTCACCAAAGAGGATCTCGGCCGCCGTCAGGCCATCGACACTCAGGGCCGTATCGGCCCCCTCCAGGTAGTTCTTATGACCCGTGGAAAAGAAACTGCCCGGATTCGAGAGCAGCAGGCCCCAGACCGCATCGGCAATGGCCTCAGCGGCTCCCATGCCGATGGAACGGGGAATATCGGCAAACGCGCCCAGGTCATCATTGATGATCATCTGCCGGGTCAGGGCAAACATGATGCCGTGCGTATCGGCCTTCTGGCCGTACTGCATCTCTTCGAGCTTGCCGTGCTTGAGCTCCCCGTCTGCCCCGACCTGCTGGAACTTGAAACTGCCGGTCATGCGATAGCGGGTATGCTCCTTAAAATCGTTGACGCTGGCGATCTTGCAGATCCGCCGCCAGGCATCCTCGATGTAGTTGTATCCTTCCAGCAGCATCTTGTTGGCCACATTGGACAGGATGCCCGGCAGGGAGGTGGTACTGAAGGCCGCCTGCAGCCACCCGGAGGCATCCCGGCGGAAGCGCGGGAAGCTGCCGGCACCGGAAATGCGTTCACAATATTCCTGGATACCGATGCCGCGCAGGCGATCGGCTGCTTCGAGCGTGGGCGCATCATACATCGCCTGCATGCGAGTATCCGGGATGCCGGCCGCCAGTAAGGCGACGGCTTCAAAAATCTTCGGCTCGCTATTGGACCGCTGCACATGGACGGCCGGCGATTTGGGACGCGAAGCCCGCAGGACCTCCAGTTCGCACTTGGTGACATCCCAGCCCTCCTCGATGGCCTTTGCCTCGATGTCCGGGAACTTGCCATCGCAGACCGTCCGGATGGCCTGGATGCGTTTGGTCTCGCCGGCCGCCTGTTTGCGGATCTCCAGGACCGGATCGGCCGTGGCCTGGATTTGTTCCGGCGTCTTGGCCGGCTGGGGAGTACCCTCTGGCTGGAGGTCTGTTTGTTCTTTTTCTGTCGTTTCTTTTTTCATTGGATTGTCCTCATCAAATTGTGCCGCTACCTGAGCGGACGTGTGGGTATCTGCGCCGCTGTCCACGAAACTGATCTCCTTCAAGATCGATTTGCGGATGACATACAAAGGACCATCGAAGGTCCTGCCGTTTACCTGGATTTGACTGCCGTGGGGAATGAACTCAGCCTCGAGGATGTCCGCCCCGATGCTGGCCTGCCAGGGAAAACCCCGAGAGCCGCTGTTGGCCACATCCCGGGCCCAGCTGGTATCACGAGAGAACAAACCCTCGGCGACCACCTGCCCGTTTTCGATAGCGACCCGATGGGTATGTCCGACCCCTTGCTTGGGATTGTGATCCAGGCGGATGGGAATGTTCTGCCGGTCAATGGCCAGTCCCTCCAGGTCCACCACGACCGGATGGGTAAAACCGGCGATCTTCATCGGCCCGCCGGTATAGGCCACCATCGAAAACTGCGGAACTTGCTTCTCATCACCCGCTGCTTCGATAGTCAGGGAACATTCAAAGTGAATCGTCTCGGGAAGGTTATTCTTCTTCATCGTCGTCCTCTACGGTTAGGGGGGTGGTTTCCTCTAAAAGGCCCAGTTGGGTCATGAGGTTCTTTTCCTTGGCCCGCTGATGGAGTTCGGTCTCCCAGTCCTTGCCCTGGCGGGCATATTCGGCCGCCAGTGTAGTGGTATTGGACTGGAGCCGGGTGGCCTGGGCATTGGCCTCTTTGGCCGGGTCGACATGTTCAGTCCCATCAAAGAACCACTGGTGCGGCAGGTTGGATAAGGTCCGCAGCGTGGCAAACTCGCTGGACAGCATCGCCTCATAGATCCAGGCAGCCAGGATCTGATCCAGCACCACCGATGCCATATCTGCCTGTTCGACCCGGATGGATTTGTAGTACGTCTGGTGATCCAGACGACCGGAGGCATAGTTGTAGCCCGACGAATTACACGCGGCGATGTTGTAGGGCAGGTTCAGGCAGCGGGCGATCTCATTTAAGATCTCCCGTTTGAATTCCCCATAAGCGGTGGCCGGCTGCTCGGCCTTGATCTGGCCCAGCTTCCAGCCATCCGGCAGGACCGTGGCCATGCGTTTTTCCAGCTCGACCACATCCATCGGCTCGACTGAGGCCGCCTCGCCATTGGCCGGGGCATCCGTGAACAGGACCGCCGCAAAATCCGCTGCGGTTTCGGCCGCCCCCAGGACCGCCAGGGTATATCGCCGCAACTGGGCAAACAGCGGAAGCGCAGGGGTAATCTCCGGCACGCCTCGATGCTGGCCGGGCCGGTCGGACCGGAACCAGTGAATGACCGCATCGGCGCCGATAGTATCATAATCATCCGAAGTGGCTCGAAGGTCACCTGGATGGTAGCGAAGGATGGTATACCGCACCGGATTGCCGGAAGAATCAAGCTCAATCCCGTCAATGGTGTTTTCATCCATCTGTTTCAGGGGCGGGGTGGTCACCCGGTCGGCCTCCACCAGGTGGACATCCAGCTTGACCGGGCCGGCAATAGCCCCATTGCCCGTCAGGATGGCAAAGGTCTCTCCATCGGTGGCTTTAGCCATCCGCATGGTACGCAATTTGGCCGCCAATCCCACCCGCTGGGCCCACAGGCTGAAGGCCCCCTCGACCTTGCGATTGAAGGCATCATCGCCGGTCAGGACCTGCAGCCGGGGACCGGTACCCACGCAATCGTTGGCCAGGGTTAAGGTAATCCCCTTGGCATAAGAATTATTGGACACCTCATACCGTGCCCGCTGACGCAGGGTCTTGCGGACATCGCTGGAGGCCGCCGCATCCGCCGATAGCCCATCGGCCATCGCCCAGTGCCGCAGGTTCTCACGGGTGGTCTGGGCGGCATCGTACTTAGCATGCAGCGTCACCGGCAGCGAGATCTGGGCAGGCTTGGTTTTGGTCTTAAACGGCCACATCAGGTCGTCCCTCCCGGAGAAATCTTCAGGAGTTTGATTCCCAGGCCCTTGGCTGCTGCGGCCTGTTTGGACTGCAGGTACTTATCCGCGGCAATCTGGTCGGCCAGAGAATGCTGCTCGACAGAGATACCATCTCCGCTGGCTCGTTTGGGGCCAGAGGCGTTTTCCTGAATCGTATTTTTCAAGTCTTCAGCCATACTGGCGGGAGAAGGACTTGAACCTTCAACCTCGATGGGTTTTAAACCCTCGCGAGCTGCCATTGCTCTATCCCGCTCTACTGACAACCGGGCGTCGGCCAAAACAAAAAGGCCGCATGGGGGTGTGGCCCCACACGGCCTTGTTAGCTTTCGTTTCGGCTGCGATGATCAGTCGCGCCCAACGCCTTATTCAGTTGTCACGTCTGATTATGCCCAAAAAGTGGAAGGGTTCAAATGAAAAACCCAGGCCCGCCAAAATGATTACGTATATAGACATTGGGGGTGAAAAATTTACGGTTTACAAGCATGACATCGATTCCCACGTCGTAAATCGCCTGCCGCAGCGGCAGCATTGCCGCCGGCGCATCAAACGGCCGCCGTGAGCAGCACGGGTATAAATGACCTTGAACTTTCGCCCGCCACAGGCCTTACAGACCAGTCCTTTGGAGGGTTTTACTTTTATGTCCTGCATAGTTGCTTGCCTTTCTGGAGTTGTGAAAGTCGAATCTTCGCAGGGCGATTTTCCCGGTCGGCCTCTGTTCCGAACAGTTTGGCTCCTTCCATCGAGGCCGCTACCCCACACCCCACCAGGCAGTCCAGCCAGTGGTTGTCCGGACGGATGGCCTTCAGCTTCCATTCATCCACCACCCGGTCCCGTGCCATGGTCTGGATGCGGTACTCGGCCGTCAGGTGCTCCGCCAATAGACGATGAGTGGTCTCATCTCGACCGAACAGGGACAAACTCCCTGGATCGCCCATGGCCACCGCCAGCCGGGCGTGGACAAAACTCTTCCAGTAGTTGGTGTCGATCAGGACATGCCGAACGGCGCGTTTGCCGGCCGTATTGGGAATTCGCCAGTGCAGACCGATGCGGTCTCCCTTTTTGCGTTTGTATTCGGAAAACGGGATCGAGGAGGCCCCGACATATTTTCCATGGCTGGGCAGGACAATCCCGGCAAATCGGGACTGCCTGCAGAACTGATAGATCACATCGGTACTCTGGCCCCAGTTGGCATCGATCAGGCACCGGTCGATCTTCATGTCCAGGCCGTCCTCCCGACGATAAAAACGGCCCAGTTTTTCGTCGGTCAATTTCTCCAGGGCATTGTAGAGGGCTCCTTCCAGGCCGGCACCGGGTTTTTGCTGGGCAATGGTCCGCCGAATGTCCCGCAGGGTAAAGTAAAGCCGTTTCTGATCGGGCCAGGTGCCGTAATCGACAATGTACCCGGTAAAATCCCCCTCCCATCCGCACAGCATCCAGAACAGCGCCTTCTGCTGGACATCGATGAACAGGGTCAGGAGATTGCAGCTAACCGGAATGATGCTGCGGTTGTACCCGTTGAGTTTGGCGGCGATTTCATCGGCGTTAAGCATATCCTCGCCTTCGGCCTCCACGATCGGCTCGTTCTGGTACTCGGCAAAGAAGGCCGCCTCATCCCGAAACCTCAGGTTCATGGCGTGCTGGATGGCCGATAGTTCATCGTTATTGTGACGCTCAGGCCAGGCCACAATCGCACCGGCATCCATCGCCTCTCGGTTCTGGCGATAGAATTCGGTGGCTTCCGATCCGTCCCCATCGTTCCGCAGGGAATCGGCTCGGATCTCGGCATACTGCGCCCAGAGTTTTTCATTCGTTGGGAAGGCGTAGACCATCTTGGTCCGTTCTCCCTGCCATTCGGGATGTTTTTGGCGGTCCAGGATGTTGTCGGCCATATCTCCCGGCCGGATGACCGTACAGGCCATCAGACCGGAGATCTTCTTACCCGGACCTGCCATCCCCAGGACATCTCCGGCCAGGATTGCCTCGCGTCGTTGCGATTGCGAAGGACTCCAGGCTGATTCAGTAGTTTGGGGGTCATCGACCATCACCAGTTGCGGACGCACTACCCGGCCATCGGAGCGGGCATAGTTCTGGCCCCGGATGTCCGACCCCTTCATGCCGCTGGAGGAAATAACCGCCCCGGAGGATTTGCTGCCATCAATCATGGGCAGGACGATCTTGTCGGCCACCCATTCGATCCGGGTCGGAATCCCATTGTACCGTTGTCCCTTCTGGCGGTTGGTAATCCGCTCCAAGGCTCGGATGGGAAACGTTACCTCTGGGAAATCCTCATGCAGCAGGTCATTGGTCTCCAGCCAGACCTTGATGTTCTCCAGAAGGTCCTTGGCGCGTTCCGCGGAGGCGGCGATCAGAGTGACAAACTCGGTCGCTCCGATCAGGGCCGACCACAGACAGGCCATCTGCATTAAAGAAGTTTTACCGCTCGCCCTGGGCATAGCCAGGGCAAACAGACCGCCTTGACGGACTGCTGTCTCGATCTTTTCGATGACCTTCAGATGGTCTTGCGACCAGGGCAGATAGAACACTTCTGGGAAATACACCTCACAGAAGGTTTTGAAACTGGCGGCGGCAGCGGCCTTACGCTGCGGATTGACCACTTCCGGAATCTGCCCAATGTCCTGTCCGGCCCGAGCCAGTTCGGCATTCCGCAACCGGGCCGCTTCCTTCATTTCCTCATAGGTGCGTTCTTTTTTGGGCGGCTCCAAATACCGATGAGTCAGCCAGGCGGCGTAGCGGAACAGATCCACCGTCCTGGCATCCCCGATGGTATATCCAGCGCGGTTGCGATGGCGACGGAGCGTGCGCTCGCTGATCACCTCACCAAAGCCGGCGGAATTGAGCAGCCGCGTCAGGTCGGCGGGCTTCAGTTGCGTTGGATTAATCGGCGCCACCGGCCACCTCCTTCGCCAGGAATGCAGTATATTCGATCAGGTTAATCATACCGCCCGGATGGATAATGCCTGCCGCTTCGGCAATTGCCAGCACGTCTTGTCCAGATATGGCCTTCCGGCCCGCCTGGCTTAGCAGTTTGGCCAATTCTTCTACCGTTAAGGCCGTAATTTTTACCGTTTTTTGATTCATTCTACCCCTGGTCCAGAATCCTTAAAAAATAATGTAAATTCTTTGAAAATAAGGCCTTAATTCCCTTGGATTCAGTCCAAAAAGCCGGTAAGTCATCCCTGGAATTGAACGAAAGAAACCCAAATACAGGAGATGAAAACATGGCAAAAGAAGACGTAAAAACCGAATACGAAACGGCCAAAAGCGACATCGCCAACCTGCTCGGATTCTTCGAATGCGAACTGGGAAAAGAACCCAAAGAAATTGACTGGACGCACGTTGGCAGCCTCAAGCACGTTCGCCAGAACCTGATGGAAACGCTTAGTTTCATGAGCGGCATCCAGGTCCAGGACATTGAAGACACGCTTGAGGAAACCCGGCTGTAAAGAAGCGGCCGAGGCAAACCAGGACCCTGGAATCTTAACGGAAAGGGAAAAATCCTATGAAACCCACAGACATCCAAATCGGCAGCGTGTACGACCTGAAGGTCGGCCGGAACACCACGCCCGTGCGGATTATGCAGGCCGCCCCAGCCGGCGGCTGGGAGGCGATTGGGCTGACTACCAGCAAGCCGGTGGCCATCAAGTCCGCCGACCGCCTGGTAGGGCTGCACAATCCCAAGAAAACGCCTACGTCGGCACAGGGTGCTAAGTCCAGCACAAAGCCAGCCAAGGCCGCGACCCAGGCCAAGTCGGCCAACACGGCCAACCGTGGGCCAACGTCGCCCAAGGTCAAACGGGCCTCGGCCCTGGATTCGGCGGTGCGGGTATTGGCCGAGTCCAAAGAGCCCATGACCTGCCGGCAACTGATTGAGACCATGGCAGCCAAGAATTACTGGAAGAGTAAGAGCGGCAAGACACCGGCCAATACCCTGTATGCCGCCATCGCCAAAGAGATCCACACCAAGGGCAAGGAATCCCGCTTCCAGAAGGTCGGCCGCGGGCAGTTTACGCTGAAGAAGTAACATCAACCTTTTACTCCTTTTGAAACCCCGGCATTAGAAGTCGGGGTTTTCTTAGTCGCCTCCATCCGCTGGGCCTTCAATCCCGTAAAATTCTCAAATCGCTGGACTATGACATCACAATACAATGGGTCGATTTCCATCAGGAATGCCTTACGGCCCGTTTGCTGGCATCCAAGCAGCGTCGAACCTGATCCGCCAAACAAGTCCAGGACATTCTCGCCTTGTTTAGAGGAGTACTGGATTGCCCGCACAGCCAGTTCCACCGGTTTGGCCGTCAAATGATCCATCTTCTGGGGCGGAATTTTCTTCACGTGCCACAGGTCCGGTGCATTGTTGGGACCAAAGAATCGATGTCCCTTGCCGAGTTTCCAACCATAAAAACAAATTTCAAACGCCCCCATAAAATCCTTTCGGGTTAAAACCGGGTGTTGTTTGTCCCAGACGATCCCCTGAGAGAAATACAATCCCGCCTCTTTAAGCGGTTTGGGATAATTGCCGAGATTGGCATAGCCGCCCCAGATGTAAAACGAGCCGCCTGGAATAAGCACCCGCGCTGCGTTGTTGAACCAGGCGTGGAGCATGTGATCGAAATCTTCATCCGAAAGAAAATCATTCTCCAGCGGCCTGTCTTTGGCTCTCATCTTCTTGCGGGCCTTTTTGGGATCACTGGCCCCGCGTGCCTGGTCGAAGCCCTGGTGATGCAGCTGGGCCTTCTTGTTGGTAAACGAACTCAGGCCGGCAGCGATAGCGGTGTTACTGCGCGGCTCGACTTTGACGTTGTAGGGGGGATCGGTATTAACCAGATGTATCGTGTCGCCATCCAGTAATCGGTCCAGGTCGGATTCGCTGCCTGCATCCCCGCACAGAAGCCGGTGGTCGCCGAGGATCCAAAGGTCGCCCGGCTTAGTGATTGCCTCATCCGGCGGTTCGGGGATCTCATCCGGATCACAATTTCCCTGCTGGAGCTCGGCATTGAGGAGCTGGGTCAGCTCTTTCTCATCAAAGCCCAGCAGCTCCATATCAAACCCGCCCTCCATCAATTCCGACAGCTCGATGGGCAGGATTTCATAATCCCACTCGGCCAGGTCGGCCGTCTTGTTATCGGCGATGCGATATGCCTTGATCTGCTCCGGGGTCAGGTCCTTGGCCACATGGACCGGCACTTTAGCCAGGCCCAGCTTTAGGGCGGCCTTGTAGCGGGTGTGGCCGCAGACGATCACGCCATCTGCATCAATGACAATCGGCTGCCTGAATCCGAACTCCTTTAGGGATGCTGCCACGGCATCCACGGCACCGTCGTTGAGGCGGGGGTTCTTGTCATAGGGCCGGATGGTCTCGATATTGCGAATCTCAACGCTGAATTGCTTGCTCATCGTAAAATCTCCTCAAATCTTGGGTTTTTTGACTAAAAACGCAGGTTTGGCCCACGTTGCGGCAGTCCTCTGGGTCGTAAAACGGCTCCATCGGGTGCCAGGTCGCCCAACGTGGGCCAACGTGGGCATCCTGGGGCGGTAGGGGGGCTTCCCCAAAAAAACCGGACAGGGAAAACAAACTGTTCTTAAGGACGCGCCTGTTCCCGCCCGCGTCGGCTCTTTGATTTTGTGCGAAGGAACCATTACATTGTGAATTCATTCACAATCTCCTTTCCCCTTGGCGCAGTTTGCACAGTTGCGATTGGCGCAGTTGTGATGTTGTGTTCGTGATTCAAACTCGCCGCACCAATCACAGGCCATCACCTTGGGCCACTCGGCAAAGCAGACAAAGTCGTCGCCATTGCTTTTCTGGATGGTTTTTCCGTGTCGCGGTGTGTGCCGCCGGCAGATGCCTTCTTTGCCTTCTTCAAACTCGCCAAGGTCTTGATCACTGACGTAGCTGGGGCATCCATATTCCCCCGGTGAGAAATAGCGGCAGTCAAAACAGGTCATTTCATCGGACATGACAGGTCTCCTTTCTTGAAAAGTTAGTTCACTCCTCGCGCGTACGCGCGCAGAAATCTGTGTGAGGAGTATAAGGAATTATTAGAATTATTATTTTTCTTCTTATTATTCAAAGACTTACGTTCAAAGATAGTTCGCAACGGCTCTGATAAGTTTTGGGAATTATCCCCTCTTTTGGGTCGTTTTTTGCCTTCCATCACCGCCTTGGAGAGATAATTCACACGCCGTTTGGGAACTTTTTTGGGAACTATAATTAGGCTGTACATAGCTTGTAAAACACCCCTTTCTTGGTGACCTGAACCATCGGTTCGATTTGAATGTCGCCCTGTTCAATCATCGTGTCGACCAGTTTTTTGAAGGTGTCTTTGTCCATCCGCATATTTTTCATCAGGTCGCTGTGTTGTATTTTCCGCCCCGGCGCATGGCGGAGTTTTTCTTTCAGCTTCAAGCAGTCGGCATGAAACTTGTTTTCTGCTGCATAGATGCCCGCCATAAACAATTGCCGGCGGACCTGGTGATTGACAAAGGCAATGGCCCACTGGGCTGCCTGCTCGCTAATAGATGGCTGCTGATGATTTTCACTGCACGCATACAGCAAGGCCAGTTTGCGGGCATTCTCAGCCGCTCGTGACCAGACAGATTTGGCGACCTCGTCATTGGCCTCCGCGGCCCGATGATTCAGATCCGATTGCCGCTGAAAATCAAACAACAGTTTTCCTGCTTTTCCTTGATAAGGTGCAACCGGAGGATTGGGATTTTCCCAGGACAGATTGTGTTTGGCAGAAGGCCGGGTTTTTTCCTGCCAGAACTCTGCTATCTCCAGGATCTCTTGGGGAATGGTATCGATGTCGCCGGGCTGCTCACACAAGGGCCGCTCCCCCACATCGACAATCAGCATCCGGCTGAAAAATCCGCTGGTCATCATCCGCTCGCTGAGGGCCTGGTAATAGTTCTTGGGCGTAGCGGTGCCAAAGATACTCAGGTGCGGATTGCGGATCGAGACACACTCCTTCATGCCCGCCTTGGTCCGCATGGGAAACGAGCTGTCGCTGGAGGTATAGAACGTCAGGAGAGTGTCCTGGATGCTCTCATAGCGGCTTTCGCGGGAGGTATTGATACACCGCAGCATGGTGTCAATCTCATCGGTCTGGAACAGCATATTCAGATTAGACAGCATGACATCCTGGATACCTTCTCCGCTGGCAAAACGATTGCCTAGGCAACTGGAGGCGTTGATGAGATTGAGGATGTTGGCATTGATCTTCCGGGGCCAGTCTTTGCCCGTACCCGTACTGGCCAGCGCCAATAGGTAGATATTGGTCCGGATGCCGCCGGGTTCTTTGATTTTGCGACCGGCCAGAAACGATTGCAGGGCCAGCGCTCCGCAGAAGGCCAGCGCCTTATTGGGATAGGGAGCGGTATCGAGACAAAACTTCATGAGCTGTTCGATAAAACCCGGCACGGAAAAAAGTTTCTCCGGGATCGGGCCTGGATCTTCTTGCAGCGGCTTTTGGGGGGGTGTCAATATACCCGACAGATCTACATCAGATACAGGTGGCGATTGGGATGGTTGCCCGTATCCCTGCTTGGACAGTTCCGCTGCCGCCTTACTAAAATCCCCACCATGTTCCAAGAGGGCATAAACACTGAACAGCGAGTAGGCTTTCTCGTGCTCAAATGGCTGGGCATTGGTGCTCCAGACATAGAATACGCCGTTTTTGAGGGTCGCTGACCAGCCGCTGGTTTTTCCCGGCCTGCGCCAATATTTATTCTCGCCGCCCTTGACACAGGTCCAGCCGTGGGATTGCAGCAGTGCCCGCACATCACCGCGGGCGTTGTAATCGTCACCGGGACGCAAGGAAGCGGCAGGGGAGGTGGGGAGGTCAACCGGCTCGGCGGGTTCGGGGATCAGTTCATTCAGCGACCAGGCCGCCTCCAGCAATAACTCCCGCTCTTGAGCGGTCAGGACAGGCAGATTTGTCAAATCCCGAACCTGCGACCTAGCGGTTAACAGGCATTGCGATCTACCTCCATGCCAAAACTTGGGCAAATGTCGTAAATCCTTTGCCCAAAAGGATATATAACTGAGAAGGGGGGTCAAGGGCTTTCTTGC